GGTTTGCACATTTGGGGTTTTGCTGAAGTCGGCAAGGGTCGCCGCATGGGTCAGGTTGAAGTGTATGACCGTGGGCGCTACATGACCGTGACTGGTAATCGTTGGCAGGGTTCTTCGCGTAGGCTTGCCGATATTTCTTCACTGGTGTCTGATTTGGTTGGGGTGTGATTATGGCTGGTCGTGGTCCCGCACCGAAGGCAGAACGTTCCCGCGCTAATGACACTGCACGCCGTGAAGCAGAGTTTCGCAAGGTTGCTGCTGATGGTGTTGAGCGTGGCCCTGACCTTCCTGGCGGTGTTCTGTGGAGTGAGCGCACGCAGGCATGGTGGGCGACGTGGCGACGTTCCCCACTAGCGGTCACGTTCATTGACGCTGACTGGGATTTCCTTTTAGACACGGCACTGCTGCACAATGAGCTTTGGTCAGGCAGTCCGGGTGTCGCTGCCGAATTGCGTTTGAGGGTTGCGAAGTTTGGTGCGACTCCTGAAGATCGGATGCGGTTACGTATCGCGATTGACGATGACGTGAAGGACGCACCGAAACCACAGCGGGTGTCTGGTGATCGCCGTGAACGTTTGTTGGCGGTCGTTGAATCCTAATGCTGACTCTTGGTTTACAGGTCATTGATTGGGTTGAGACTTTTCTTGTGCATGGCCCTGGCGACATTGAAGGTTCGCCAATCATGCTTGACGATGAGTTTGCCGCGTTTGTGTTGCGCTGCTATGAGATTGACAAGGACGGCAGGCGACGTGTTCGCCGTGGTGTGATCTCCCGCCCGAAGGGGCGTGCGAAGTCTGAGCTTGCCGCGTTCATAGCGTGCGCTGAGGCACTTGGCCCGGTGCGGTTTGATCACTTCGCGGTTGCTGGCGAAGTGTCGGCGTGGGGTTACGTGTACGCGGAAGGTGAACCTGTCGGGGTTCCCGTGAAGCGTCCTGAAGTTTTGTGTTTCGCTACCGAGCTGAGTCAGGCCGGAAACACGTATGACGCTATCCGTTATATGTTGTCGCCGGACACGGGCGCAAAGGCGTTGACGGAAACGTATGGGCGCATTGACGTGGGTTTGACGCGTATCAATCTTCCTGACGGTGGCGTGATCTCGCCGGAGTCTGCTGCCGATTCGTCAAAGGATGGTGGCAAGTCAACGTTCACAGTGTTTGACGAAACGCATCTGTGGGTGTTGCCTAAGTTGAAGCGTATGCATCAAGTCGTGTTGCGTAACCTTTTGAAGCGCAAGATTGCTTCAGGTTGGTGTTTGGAAACGACAACGATGTACGCGCCAGGTGAAGGCTCGGTTGCTGAGGGAACACACGAATACGCGAAGGCAGTCACTGAAAAGCGCGTGTCCGATGTTGGCTTGCTGTTTGATCACAAGCAGGCTGGCGCGAAGCATGACCCGAAATTCAAGACGCATCGCATGAACGGGTTGCGGGAAGTGTATGGGCCTGCCGCCGATTGGATGGACTTAGAAGCAATCGCGGATTCATTTGATGACCCACAAACTTCGTCGGCTGAATGGGAACGTTACTGGTTTAACCGTCCCGTTTCTTTGCAGGGTCAATGGTTATCACAGTTGGCGTGGGATGAGTGCCAAGCTGCACGCACAATCCCTGACGGTGTTGACGTGGTGCTGTCCCTTGACGGTTCGTTCTCTGGTGACTCCACTGCGCTTGTCGCTGTCGAGATTTCAGAGTTTCCGCATGTGGTTGTTGCTGGTCATTGGGAGAAACCGCCAGGTGCGCAGGAATGGCGTGTGCCGATTCTTGATGTTGAGGAAATGATCAAGACGTGTTGTTTGCGTTGGCGTGTGCGTGAAGTTATTGCTGACCCGCATTTGTGGTCGCGGTCTTTGGAAGTTCTCGCTGATGAGGGTTTGCCTATTGTGGAATTTCCGCAATCAGCTGCACGCATGACTCCGGCAACTAAACGTTTTACTGACATGGTGTCTACGCGTGCACTTACGCATGACGGTAATGCAGCATTAACGCGTCACGTTAGTAATGCAGTGTTGAAGCAGGACAGTCGCGGCACGCGTATTATGAAGGAATCTAAATCTTCTACGCGCCGAATTGACTTGGCGGTTGCGGCAGTGATGGGTGTTGAACGTGCAGTAAATCAGGAAGCGCCTGTGGTTGCTCCTGTTCCACAATTTTACGCATAGGGGTTTTCATGTTTGCAACTGTTCTGCAAGCCGTCGGTGTGGTGGCGGTTGCTGTCGGTGTGGCGTTGGTGTTTGTTCCTGCGGGTATTGTTGTTGCTGGTGTCGGTCTTGTCCTGTTCGGTATGGCTTTGGAGCGTGACTAATGTTGAACCGCTTGCTGAAGCCGCAGGAGGCACGGGCGATTTCTTTTCAGACTCTTTTCGAGTCTGGTGGGATGATTCCGTCAACGACTCGTGCTGGCGTAAACATTTCTCAGGCTAACAGTCTGACTATTGCTGCTGTCTACGCGTCCATACGTTTGATCTCTGACACGATTAGCACGCTGCCCCTTGGCACGTTTGTTCGCCGTAACGGTGCACGCTACCCGTACACGCCACAGCCTGCATGGGTTGAGCAGCCGGAACCTGATTCTTCAATGCAGCGCAGTGACCATTACCAGTCACTGCTTGTGTCGCTGATGATCGCCGGCAATTCTTACACGCGCATTATCCGCAACGGTAACGGCGATATTGTCGCGTTGACTGTGCTTGATCCGTCACGCATCACGGTTCGCCGTAACGCGATGGGTCAAATTGAATTCGTTGTGGATCAGGCATACGTTCTGCAAGAACAGGACGTTATTCACCTGACTGAGCTTCGCCGTCCTGGCGCGTTGGTTGGCGTGAGTCGCGTTACTGAAATGCGGGAAACGTTCGGGCTGTCGAAGGCGCTTGAAGATTTCAGTGCACAGTTCTTCGGAAGCGGAAGCACCATCGGCGGTGTGATTGAAGTTCCGGGTGACGTGACTGCGGAGCAGGCAGAGTCAATGCAGTCTGCATGGGAACGCGGTCACAAGGGTTTGCGTAAGGCGTTCCGTCCGGGGATTCTTTCTGGCGGCGCTAAGTTTATGAAAACATCTGTTGAGCCTAACGAAGCACAGATGCTTGAATCACGTGAATTTGCGGTTGAAGAAATTGCAAGAATTTTCCGCATCCCCCCGCACATGCTTCAGTCAACGAAGCCGGGTGCAATGTCGTATGCGAGCGTTGAAGAAAATTCAAAGCAGTTCGTTACCTACACGTTGCTTCCGTACATTGAAAAGATTGAAGCTGCCTATTCGCGGCTTCTGCCTTCCGATGCTTTCCTGAAGTTCAACGTTGATGGTTTGCTACGCGCCAACCTGACAGAACGTTACGCCGCGTATTCAAGCGCGACACAAGCAGGGTTCCTTTCAATCAATGACATTCACGTTGTTGAGGACATGCTGCCTGTTGAGGGTGGCGACGTGTACCGCGTTCCGCTGGCGAATGTGAACCTTGCTGCCGCGAACATTGTTGAGACTGAAAAGCGTACGCAAATGTTGGCGCGTCTTGTCACGATGGGATTTGATCCTTCAGAGTCTCTCGCCGCTGTCGGGCTGCCGCCGATCATGCACACTGGTTTGCCGTCTGTTCAGCTTCAGCAGGCAGCAACGTTTGACCCGACTGACCCCGCTGCCGCGTACATCGGTGATGGGCAGTGACGATTTCACGTAGTGTTGTCACTGTCGGCACAGCGCAAACAATGGTTGTGCCACCAAGCACCGACACACAGCGTGTGGTGCTACAAAATCAGCAGCCTGAAGGCGACGTTGGTGACTACAGCCGTGACGGTTACGTCTACTTGGCGCAATCGTTTTTTAGTGTGTCTAACGGTGGCACGGTGTCATTCGGTTTGAATACAGGATCACACGGCGCACAGTTTGAGTTTTACAGCATTGACGTTGCGTCGAACAGCGTGAACGCTTCTTTGATTGAAGGCGTTAACTACACAGCAGGGTCAGCAGTTCAGGCATACAACTTAAACAGGAATCATTCTGACTCATATCAGTCTGTATTGACTCGCGCAACAAACATCACGGGCGGAACTGTCATCAGTTCAGAATTTGTGCCAACAAGTAAGCAGGGCGGCGGTGTGATTTCTTCCGTCAAAGTGCACACACTAAAGCCTTCAACGAAATATGCAATGAGTTTCGTCGCATCATCAGGCGCAACAGACGTTCATTTTGAACTTGGCTTTACTGAGCAATACAACGGGCTGCATGACATTTACTTAGGCACAGCAGGAAGCGCAATACGTTTGCGCGGCGGTGAGCTCATCACAATGGACCTATATCCCGGTGAAGCGGTTTACGCATCAGCAAACGGCACAGCATGTGCCTTGGCGATTCAAAGGCAGGACTAGACAAATGCCGTACTACATTACTGACAAGTCTCCTGATTGCAGCGGTTGGGCAACCATCGCGGAAACTGGTCGTGTAGTCGGCTGTCACGCAAATAAGAAGGACGCTATTGAGCAAATGGTTGCCGTGTCCATTCAAGAGGGTATGCGGCCCGGTGGGGAACGCGCACTGCCAGACAACTACCGCCCCGCATTGGATCAGTCGGTGCCAGAAGGTAGGGCGTGCGGCAACTGCTACTTCTATGATGAAACGAACGTGCGCGGCGATAAAGCTTGGTGCGAAAAATGGGACGACTACGTGAGCGGCGCTTACTACTGCAACGCGTGGCAGCCCGAAGGGGAAGAACGCGTACCCGCATCAATACCTGTTGAGACTAGGGCGACACCGCCAAACTATATGCAAACAGCGGCGGCACGTGGTTTGGAATTGCGCCGTGAAGGTTTCGCGGGTGACGGCGTTACTGATCAGACTGTGCGTGAAGCGCGTGAAATGGCTGACGGAAACATTTCAGATGATAAGATTATCCGCGCTTACGCTTGGTCACAGCGGCACGCTGTAGACCTTGAAGCATCAAAGAACCGAAACACTGACGACCCAGAATGGCCCGGTGCGGGAGCTGTCGCACATTACCTGTGGGGAATTGACCCCACTGATCCTAGACCCGCGACCCGTTGGCTAGAACGTGAATCAAATCGTTTGCAAGGAAGGACAGAAATGTCAGCTATTGAAATCCGCACCTTTGCAGCGGAAGTCACTGAGATTCGCGCAATGGAAAACGGCGACGGAATGACGTTCGGCGGTTACGCGTGGCGATACAACGCACCTAGCCTTCCGCTGCCTTTCACCGAACGTATCGCGCCAGGTGCTTTCACTCGCACGCTGAAGTCAAAGAATGACATTCGGGCGTATGTGAATCACGATGACACGCTGCTACTTGGTTCGACCCGTGCAAAGACTCTGCGCATTGAAGATCGTCCTGACGGTGGCTACGTTGAAATTGATTTGCCTGACACGACAGCGGGGCGCGACATTCGCGCTTTGGTTGCAAGGGGCGATATAACCGGAATGAGTTTCGGATTTTCTACTGTCAAGGATGCGTGGTCAGTTGACGGAAACGAGCGCACCCTAAATGAAGTTCGTTTGCATGAAGTCAGTGTTGTCACTGGTGTTCCCGCATACCCGCAGACGACTGCTAGTGTTCGCGCCATGCGTGACCTTGCTACCCGTGCGTCAGTAGACGCTGACGCGCTCGCGCTGGCAATCAATGAGCTGCAAGCCGGAAACACTTTGACTGCCGATCAGGTTGCTACACTTTTTGAAGTTATCAATACTTTGAAACTGAGTGACGATGGGGTTGTGGGTATGGAGAACCTAGGCGAACTTGGTTACGACGGTGTGACCCATGAAGGGGAAGGCGCTATGCACGAAGGCGACGGAACTGAAATTGAAGTTGAGGCCAGCGTTTCCATTCCCATTTCACTTCTGCAAAAGCAGATTGATCTTGCCGCTAAAACTTTCGGCATCTAAAAACTTCCTACTACATCGGAGCCGATGGGCAGGATTGCGTAAGCGGAGCCGCTTCGCGTTTGTAAACAATTCAAACTAACTAAGGAAAGGGGACTCTAATGGAGTACCTGAAGCGCCAGGTGGAGGCTCGCCAGTCGGCGTGGCACGCCGCCAAGTCGCTCCTTGACGCGGCAGCCGCTGAGAAGCGCGATCTGTCTGCCGATGAGGAGCAGTCCTACAGCCGTATGATGGCTGACATTGATGAGCGTTCGCAGAAGATCAGTGACCTTCAGGCCGCTGAGGCACGCGCCTTCGACATTGAAGCATCAATGGCTGCCGCACCTGAAATCCGCGACGTTCGCGCCGCCAAGACCGCAGGTGACTTTGACGTTGTTCGTGCACTCGCCGCTGGTGAGATTCGCTCGCACACGTTTGAGCGTCGTGACCTGAACACCGCTGACGATTCTTCAATCGTTCCGCAGTCGTTCTACGACGTTATTCAGGAGAAGCTTGTCACCGTCGGCCCGATGCTTGACGGCAACATTGTCACCCTGCTCAACACCGCTTCCGGCGAAGATATTAAGGTTCCTGTTGAGGCTACCCGCCCCGCAGCAACCGCAATCGCTGAAGGCACGACCATCACGGAACTTGACCCCACGTTCTCCAGCATCACGCTGAAGTCACAGAAGGTCGCTGTTCTCACCAAGGTCAGCCGCGAGCTGCTTCAGGATTCGGGCATTGATCTCGTTGCCTACCTGGGCCGCACCCTGGGAACTTCTATCGGTATCAAGGTCAACAACCTTCTGACTGTTGGCACTGGCACTGTTGAGGCTAAGGGAATCATTGCTGCCGCTGGCGCTGGTATCACTGGTGGTACTGCTGTCAGTGGCGCGTTCACTGCTGACAACCTCATTGATCTCGCTCACTCCGTTGACGGCGCTTACGTCCGTAACGGTGCGGGTTGGATGATGCGTCGTTCAAGCATGGGCACGCTTCGCAAGCTGAAGGACACCGCAGGTCAGTACCTGTATGTTCCGGCTGCTTCGATCGGCGTTGCCGATTCGTTCATGGGTTTCCCGATTTTCGAGAACCCCGACGTTGCCGCTACGGCAACCAGCGCGAAGTCGGTTGCGTTCGGTTGGTTCGGTTCGTACCACGTTCGCCAGGTTGGCGGCATTGAAGTTGCACGTTCGGACGATGCTTACTTCGCATCTGATGAGGTTGGCTTCCGTGTCACCATGCGTATCTGGGGCGATCTTGGTCAGTCCGACGCTGTTAAGGTCTTTACGGGCAACGCTGCATAAGTAGCGCCGTAAAACAATCGTCTGTGTGGGGCGGGGCGCAGGACCGCCCCACACAGGCTTCACATCCTGCAAAAACCTGCGCAACACTCTGCGAACGGAAGTCCCCTGCGATGGATAGAGCAGCACGCCGCCGTGCGGCACGTAACGGAAACATGATCGCTGGCACTTGGTTTTCCAATGCCGCGTGGGCACAAACGGGTTATGGTACGCAAACGCGTCAAGTAGTTTCCCGGATGATTGCTGACGGTCACCACATCGCGGTTACCGCGAATTATGGCCTTGAAGCAACAATGACTGAGTGGGAAGGCATCACGCATTTCCCACGCGGATTTGATGCGTATTCAAATGATGTGATGAACGCTTATCACGCTGACTGGTGCAGGCAATATGACACCAGTCGCAATCCGCTGTTCACGCTTTATGACGTGTGGGTGTTGAAGAATCCGCGCCTAGATGAAGTGCAGCTTGTGTCATGGGTTCCCATTGACCACCTGCCAGCACCTAGCAGTGTTGCCGCGTTCTGTGCGAAGCCGAACGTGACCCCTGTCGCTATGAGCAAGTTCGGGTCAGAACAGTTGACCCGCCTAGACATTGACAACGTTTATATTCCGCACGCTATTGAAACAAACGTGCTGAAGCCGACAGCAAAGATTGACACCGCTAACGGTTGGCGCACCGGGCGACAAATAATGAACGTCCCTGATGACGCTTTCGTTGTCGGTATCGTCAACGCGAACAAGGGTGTGTCACCTAACCGCAAGGCGTTCGGTGAACAATTGCTTGCGTTCTCTATCTTTGCCAAAGACAAGCCTGACGCTGTTCTGTATTTGCATACAGAAAAGACAGGCGGCATGGGTGGTATCAATTTCGATACCCTCATTGAAGCTGTAGGTTTGCGCCCTGATCAGTTCGTGTTCGTGAACCAGTATCAGCAGCGTATGGGAATTCCTGACAACGTGTTTGCCGCAATCTATACAGGCATGAACGTTTTGCTTGCCGCGACATACGGTGAAGGATTCGGGATCACCGTTATTGATGCGCAGTCATGCGGCACGCCTGTGATTGTGAACAATTTTAGTGCACAGCCTGAACTGATCGGTGACGGTTGGAAGGTTGGTGGACAGCCGCTATGGGATGCTGCACAGGGCGCATGGTTCAACGTGCCTAGCGTGCAGGACATGGTGACCGCGCTGAACGAAGCCTACGAACGTAAGGGTGACGGAAAGTCAGACACGGCACGGGCGTTCGTTGTTGAAAACTATGACGCTGACACGGTGTATGAAAACGCGTGGCGACCACTGTTGGAAACTTTGTGATCCCGGCAATGATCGTGCCAATTCTGGCGCGACCCAATTTGCTTGACGAAATGCTTGCCACAATTGACTACCCGATTGAACACCTAGTCATTATTGACAATGGGCACTGTGTCAAGGAAGTCACTGCGAAGCACGTTCACAACATTCACATTGTCACTATGCCAAGCAATCTAGGCGTAGCTGGTTCGTGGAACCTTGGCATAAAGTCATTACCGTTTGCCCCGTATTGGCTCATTGCTAATTTTGATGTGACTTGGCCTGAAGGATCATTGGAACGTTTCGATAAGGAAGCGACAGCGCACGAGCTGGTGCTGTCTGATGCGTTCCCGCCGTGGGCCGCGTTTGCGCTTGGTGCTGCCGTGGTGAACGCTGTCGGGTTATTTGATGAGGCTTTGCACCCTGCATACTTTGAAGATTTAGACTACGAACGCAGGTGCGAACGTATCGGGCCAATGATTCGCCGCACTGACATTCCGATAAATCATGCGAACAGCAGCACGCTGAAAGCCGGATACGAACAGCGCAATAACGAAACGTATGATTTGAATATGAAGTATTACCATGACAAGATGAGCCGCAACGATTACAGCGAAGGCGTGTGGAATGTTCGCCGCCGACGCATACTGACGTGGGACTGACATGGCACATGTTGAGCAGCGCGAATTTTTCGCGTCAATGGTCGCTAAGTTTCCGGCATCGTTTAATGCTGTGCGTGTTCTTGAAGTTGGTTCATTGAACATCAATGGCACGGTTCGGGATTTCTTCACTGACTGCAAATATGTGGGTGTAGATGTTGCAGCAGGTTCGGGCGTGGATGTGGTGTGCCAGGGTCAGAATTTAGATTACCTTGACAAAACTTTTGACACGGTGATCAGTGCTGAATGTTTGGAACACAACCCGTATTGGGCCGACACGTTTGCCAACATGGCGCGTATGTGTAACGGCATGGTGTTTATGTCTTGCGCCACGACGGGCCGGGCGGAACATGGGACGGAACGCACCACCCCGAACTGTTCGCCACTTACTGTCAGTCTTGGTTGGGACTATTATAGGAACCTGACTGCGCAGGATTTCATTACTGAACTTGATCTTGATTCAATGTTCAGTGAATGGAATTTTATGACTAATGATTCATCACATGATTTGTATTTCTTTGGTTCAGTCAAATAGGAGGCGCTGTGCCGATAACTAACGGTTATGCCACGCTGGCACAGGTTAAAGCTGCCGCCAGAATCACGGACAGCGTTGACGACACCATGCTAGAAATGTGCACCGAAACCGCATCCCGCATGGTTGACGGATACTGCGAACGCCGCTTCTACACGGCAGGTACGGAAACCCGCTACTTTGCTGCCGACACTTCCTACGTGTGCCCCATTGATGATGTAATCGGAACAGCGATCACGGTCAAAACTTCAAGCGACGTTGACGGCATTTATGACCTGACGTGGACACCTTCCGATTACCAGCTAGAGCCGGGCAACCGCACCGCGTCAGGACTTGCTTTTCCCACGATGACGCTTCGTGCCGTAGGTGACTACCTGTTCCCCATTGTGGGTAATGAAGTTGCTGTTGAGATTACGGGCGTGTTCGGGTTTGGTACTGCTGTCCCTACGCAGGTGACGCACGCAACGATCCTGCTTGCGCTCAGGCAATATAAGAGATACGACAGCCCTACCGGGGTTCTAGGCTTCGGTGATATGGGTGCGGTTCGCGTCGGGTCGCGTCTCGATCCTGACGTGGCAATGATCCTTGCCCCACTGCGCCGCACCCCGGCAGGTATCGCGTGAGCATGACCACCCTTCGCACGGGCCTAGCGGCAAACCTGGCGACCATAACAGGGCTTCGCACATCAGCCACCGTGCCCGACGATCCTAAGCCGCCAGTGGCCGTTGTAATGCCACAGCGGGTTATTTGGGATACGTCAATGGGGCGCGGCCTAGATCAGTACGAATTCGTCGTGTTGGTCATTGTTGGCCGGGTGGACGAGCGAACAGCACAAAACACGCTTGACGCATACTGCGCACCGACAGGTGCAGGCTCAATCAAAACCGCGATTGAGCGGGACAAGACTCTCGCAGGGGCAGCAAACACCCTACGAGTAACTGAAATGCGGAACTATACCGCAATTCAAATTGCAGAAAACACATACCTTTCCGCAGAATTTGCGGTCACGGTCTACGCATAAGGAGTGCCAAAATGGCAAAGTACGTTGTAACAGAGCCAGTGATCGTTTTCGCTGGCAGCACGGTCACATCCTCATGTGCATCCGTGACCATCTCAGTTGAAGCTGACGATGTTGAAACCACTGCGTTTGGTGGTTCGGGTTGGCGTACCCGCATCGGTGGCTTGAAGTCGGGTTCTGTTGATTTCGAGTTTCATCAGGACTTTGCTGGCGGTTCGATTGACTCCCTGTTCTGGCCGAACCTTGGCGGCACTGTCGCTGTGAAGGTACGTCCCCAGGGAACTGCCACCATTGGTACAAGTAACCCGGAATACCAGTTTGACGTTCTCGTTGCACAGTACAGCCCGATTGATTCGGCTGTCGGTGACCTTGCCACGGTGTCGGTTTCGCTGCCGATCACTGGCGTTGTTACCCGCGCCACTGCGTAAGTAAACTAATCTTAAACCCTCTGACCTGCTAGGAGTCCTGCAATGATGCGTTTGCCACTGCACGTACAGTACGAAGATGGATCGGGCGCAGATGTTGTTGCGTCTGCGCCCGATCTCATCGCATTTGAACGACACTTCGATAAGTCAATGGCAGTTTTCAGCGAACAGGTTCGCATTGAATACATGTTGTGGCTTACGTGGACGGCGCTGAAGCGAAAGAATTTGGTTACTGCTGACTTTGATCCTTGGTCGGAAACAGTCGCATCAATTGAATTCGGTGACACGGAGGAAGCAGACCTTGCCCCTTTGGAGAGCACTCAGCCCATTGGCTGATAACGCATCTAGCGTACGAATGGGGCGTGCTGCCCGACGATGTAGCCGGGCAGCACCCCCGCACAATTGCTACTATGTACCGATACCTGCGCTGGCGTAATACTCAACAAAGTAAGCAACAGCGAAAGTAGGTGCGTGGTGGCACAGCGCGTGAACATTGCCGGGTTTGATGCCACCATGCGAGCGCTGAAAGAATACGATGAAGTTCAGTACAAACTGATTCAACGCGAGATAACTAAAGCTGCTTCTGCAATTGTTCGGGTTGCTCGCGCTGAACTTATGTCTGCTGACGTTTTGTCGAATTGGGGCCGTTGGACGTTTACGCGTAACGGTACTGACCTGAGCTTTGAGGCTTCGCGTGCCGCGTCAACAATCAAGGTCACTAGGGGTTCCGGAAAGATCAAGCGGAACCGTGGCGTGTTCGTCACGAACGCAATTGGTGTTGCGTCTGATGATGCCGCGACAGTAATTTTTCACCACGTCGGACACGCCAAAAGGCCAGGTGCGCGAACGTCGGCTAAGGGTGAGTCAATGCGTGCCAACATGGCGCAGGCTGTCAAGAAACCGCGTGGCATTTGGGCTGGCGAAGAAAAAGAAAAAGGCAACGCGCTACGGCTGATCACGCAGGCAGTGCAGGAAGCACAGCGCATTACTAACCGCATAACGGCATAAGGAAGGCAAATCATGGCTATTGCTATTTCCATTGTCGGCAAGTACGACGGTAAAGATATTGCGAAGGCACAGCGCGAACTTGGTGCAATGGCGAAGTCTGCCGGGATCGCCACCAAAGGTGCTACGGATGTTGGCAATGGCTTCAAGTCTATGGCTGGGAAACTTGCTATAGGTGCTTTGGCTATTGGCGGTGTCACTGCCGGGTTCACGGGTCTTATCAACGCGGCGCAACAATCCGCGAAGGTTCAAGCAACCACCGTGCAAATCATCAAGTCAACTGGTGGTGCTGCACGTGTCACTGCTGGTCAGGTTGCGGAGTTATCGCGCCGCCTATCTGAGCAAACAGGCATTGACGACGAGCTGATCCAAAGTTCCACGAACCTTCTGTTGACTTTTAAGAACGTGAAGAACGTCGGCGATGGTGTTAACGCTATGCTTGATCGTGCCACTCTTGCGGCGCAGGATCTTGCGGCGGCTGGTTTTGGTAGTGCCGAAAGTTCAGCGAAGATGCTTGGCAAGGCGTTGAACGATCCCGTTAAGGGACTCACCGCCTTGAGCCGTGCAGGCGTGACGTTCAGTGAAGTTCAAAAGGATCAGGTCAAAGAGCTAGTCAAGTCCAATGACTTGTTTGGTGCACAGCGGCTGATCATGGCCGAAGTTGAGTCACAGGTTGGTGGTGTCGCTACGGCGACCGCTACAGCAACAGGCCGACTGTCGGTGATGATGGGCAACATGCAGGAAGATTTGGGTGCTGCCCTGCTTCCGTTCCTGTCTGCTCTCGCTGACGGTCTTGGCCCGGCGTTGAAGGAACTTACGCCAGCGTTGACAACTATGGCGAACACTATTGGCACGTTGCTCACTAATGCCGTGAAGGTGTTGTTGCCGCCGCTTACTGCCGTTGTGACGTTTGTTGTGAACTTGACTGCCGCATTGTTGAACAACAGGGTTGCGGTCGTTATCACCACAGCAGTTTTGGGTTTGTGGACTATCGGTTTGATTGCCGCAAGAGTGGCAGCAATTCAAACGTCAATTGCTAACACTGGTTTGCTGGCGACGTTCCCCAGACTTGCTACAGCGATTGGCACTGCTTCAACAGTTTTGGGTGGGTTTAGGGCTGCCCTACTTCTGGCGGCTGGTCCTGTCGGTGTCATAGTCGGTGTTCTTGCTGCTGTCGCTGGTGCTTTCTATCTCGTGAATCGAGCGACAGAAGAAACTGCTGTCAGAATTTCGCAGGTCAATAGAGTAACAGGACAGATCACACCGGGGCTGAACGCTGCACGTGGATCAACCCGTGCAGCCGCAGAAGCAATGCAAGTTGCTGGTGTTGAAGCATACGTTTTCAGCAATCAACTTGATGCAGCAACATCGGCAGCGTTCCGGCTACAAGGCGCTTTGGCTGGTGTTTCGCAAAGCCGCAAGCAGGCAGCGAATGATGAAGCTCGTGCACGTGTAACTAAATCTGTTGCCGCTATCGAACTTGAAGCGTTGCTAAACGATCTTAAAGCTGGCGGTGGTGGCGCTAGTGACAAATTGAAGGCACGAGTTGAGAAGTTCCGCGAACTTGGAACAGGCATAACTGAGCGTATCGCTGCCGGAATACAGGCCAGCGAAATGACAGTGACAAGTGCGCTAGATAAAATGATCGGCAGCGTTATCGGTAAGGCGAAGCGCACGGCGGCTGATCCTGCTTTCGGTGAAGTCATGGCTTCCGTTGCGGAATCTATTCGTAAGAACATTTCTGATGCGTTGACGACTGCCGCTGATTCTTTGGAAAAGGCGAAGTCTGAAGCGGCGACGTGGGCCGCTAACATGTCAAAGACTCTTGCGGGTGCGTTTGACTTCAGCGGCGTTTTTGAGGATAGCGTTGACGAACAAGGTAACCTTGTCGGCTCAAAGTTGACGCAAGGTTTTCAGGCTGCTATTGACAAGTTCCAATGGTTCAACAACGTCATTTTGGCAATCCGCAATCAGCCGGGTGGTCAGGCGCTTAGTGAGTTTCTTATCTCGCAGGGCGTGGAAAAGGGCGGCGCGTGGGGTCAGGCTCTCATCACTCAGGGACTTGTTCCCGAAATCGCTGCACAATTCAATGCAGTGCAGACGATTGCCGACACGACTGCAAAGGGCATGTCAGTCCCCGCGTTTATTCAAACTGGTATTGACCAAGCAAAGAAAACTTATGAAGGTTTGAAGTTTGCTATTGGCGCGGGTGGTCCCGTGTTCAACGCTATTCAAAAGTTGATGGACAACCTTGCCCGGTCGATGGATCGCAGTGCCACAGTCACAGTCACCACAATCAACCGTGTCGTGACTGAACTGGTGAACGCCACGAAACTGCCGGGGCGTGCAAACGGTGGACCCGTCGCAGCAAACACGGCTTATCTCGTGGGTGAGCGTGGGCCGGAAGTGTTCATGCCGTCAGCATCAGGGCAGATCGTGCCGAACGTTGACCTTGGCACGAGCGTAAACCGTGCAGGGGTTATGGCTGGCAGTGGTGGCAGCACATACAATATCAGCGTGAATGCTGGTGTTGGTGATCCCCGTGCTATCGGACAGCAAATCGTTGAATACATTAAGCGTTTTGAATCTTCTAATGGCAACGTGTTTGCGGCGGCATAATGGCTACTCGTGTACAGATAGCGTTTGATCAGAGTGCAACGACTCCCGTAAATTTCTTCACGCTTGATGATGATGTGCGCGGTGTGTTGGATAACAATGTTTATGTTCTAGGCGGTGACGTTCTAGTTGACGTGACCAACGATGTTCGATCGTTCCAAATTAGGCGCGGTCGTTCACGGCAGCTTGAACGTTTCACTGCTGGCAACGCCAACGTTGCACTAAACAATTTCGGCGCGTCGGCACGGAAGTATGATCCGTTAAATACTGCTGGCCCTTACTACGGGTCACTTGTTCCCCGTAAGCAAATCGTGATTGACGTTGGCGGCACTGCTATTTATACGGGTCAGGTTGCTGATTGGAATTATTCATATTCACTTAGTGGTGAATCAATTGCTGAACCGTCTGCTGTTGACGCGCTTGGATATGTGGCGCAACAGAATCTTGCTGGCGGCACGGCTATGTCACAAAAGTCTGGCGCTAGGGTCGGCGCTATTCTTGACGAAATCGGGTGGCCTTCAGTAACTAGAAACATTGCCGATGGTGATTCCACATTAGATGCTAACTATGTGCAACCGGGTTCTAACGCTTTGCAGGTGTTGTCGCAGGTTGGTGACGTGTCGGAACCTGGCGCAGTGTTTGTTGGCGCTGCTGGTGACTTCGTATTCAAGTCGCGTTCACAATTGCAGTCATACACATCAAATGTGGTGTTTGGTGGGACGGCTGTTGCCGCTATCCCGTTTGTTGAAATTGAACCTGTCTATGGCAGTGAAGAACTGTTTAATGAAATTGCTGTCACATACACGGCGGGAACGGTTGTTGCCGGAACTGCTGTCGCTAGTGACACAACATCGCAAGCTGCATACGGTGTCATCAATAAGCAATATGACACGTTTCTTGCTTCTGCTGTTGACGCTTCCGAATATGCGTCATTTCAGGTTGGTCAACATGCACAGCCTGTGTACCGCATAAATGCTTTGTCTATCATTTTAGAAGCGTTGGATGCGACGCAACAGGGCAAGGTTCTTAGTCTTGATCTTGGCAGTGTTGTGCTAGTGAATTTCACGCCGAATAATGTTGGCACTGCTATTTCACAGTATTCAACAATTGAACAAATAGAGCACCGGGCAACACCAGAAGAACACCGCATCACATTTACGCTTTCAAAAACGACTGCTTCATTTATTCTTGATGATTTAATATTTGGTACGCTTGACAACAATTCGCTAGGTTTCTAGGAAAGGGATCACATGGTCGCCTTCACTTCGGGGTCAGTCCTCACGGCTGCAAACCTGAACACCGCGTTCAATCAATTGACAATTAGGGCCGTTACTACAACCAGTGACACGCTTGCCCTAGCTGATCAGGGCGGCATGGTGACGTACAGCAATGCAAGCGCTATTGCTGTCACGATCCCGCTGAATTCATCTGTGGCCTTCGCAACTGGCACAGTGATTTCCTTGCTGAACCTAGGGGCCGGAACAGTCACCGTGGCAGGCGCGGTTGGCGTGACCTTGAATGGCACTGCGACTATTGCCACTAACTCGGCTGCTACGTGCATTAAGACTGGCACGAACACTTGGAGCATTGTGGCAGGCGGTGGTGCTGGCATCCCAAAAGCATCCGTTAGCGGTGGTACAAGTTCTTCGTACTCCGCATCAGGTGTCACCTACAACGTCAATACGTTCACTGTTACTGGAACACTGACTGTTGCTACTTCTGGAATTTGTGATGTTCTCGTTATTGGCGGTGGCGGTGGCGGTGGGTCATACGCTAACCGTTCAGGTGGCGGCGGTGGGGCTGGTGACATTCTTTCTGTTACGAGTATGTATCTGAACGCTGGTTCAATCTCTGTCGTCGTTGGCGGCGGTGGTGCAGGTGGCACCGCGGGCACTTCAAACGACGGATCAAACGGAACACGCAGTGCTGTTGGTTCGTTGCTGTACTCCGCTGGTGGTGGTGGCGGCGCTGGCTCAGGTTCGCGGGGAGGTACTGGCGGATCAGGTGGCGGTGCTTATACGACTGGAGGCATATCAAACGGCGTAGGCAATGCTGGTGGTGCTAGCACTTTCTTTGGCTCTAGTCCGTATGCTAACGCGGGCGGCGGAAGTACAGCCGCAGTAGGCGGTAACCCATCTTCTGCAAGCGTCGGTGGCAATGGCGGTGCTGGTGTTGCGGATTCAATTACTGGCACAAGTGTCACGTATGGCGGCGGTGGTGGCGGCGGCACTGGTTCAGGTACGGCTGGTTCTGGCGGTTCTGGCGGCGGTGGTGCTGGAGGATCAAACGCTATTGGTTCCGCTGGAACTGCGAACACTGGCGGCGGTGGCGGTGGCGGCGGTGAAACTTCGGGTAGCGGTAAAGGCGGCGGAAACGGCGGCTCCGGCATCGTCATCGTTCGCACGGTCGCGTCGGGCTCAACCTCGTCAGGCATCACCGCATCCGGCGGCACGGAGACAACCTTCACGGGCAACGGCACTAACGGCGTCAACGGGCAGCTTTACAAGGTCCACACGTTTACTTCGAGTGCGACCCTGACAGTCTCCGCGTTCCCTGCAAGCGCATCCTGTGACGTTTACTTACTTGGTGGTGGCGGTGCTGGCGGTTACAACTACGGCGGCGGCGGCGGTGCAGGTGGTCAGGTGTTCCTTCAAGGCGTTCGTTTGACTGTTGCCTCTCTGACTGTCACCGTCGGTGCAGCGGGGGCCGCGAACACTTCGCAGACAATCACGGGCGGTCGCGGTGGTGATTCCACTATTGACATTTATCAGGCTGTCGGTGGCGGTGGTGGCGGTGCGCTTACCGCAGGAAACTTTGATCCCATGTCCGGCAATGGTGGCGGGTCAGGTGGTGGGTCTAGCGGTTTCGGTCGCGGATTCAACGCACCTGCCGCACTAGGTATTGCAGGTCAAGGCAACAACGGCGGTCAAGGATCAGGCACGGCAGGTGGCGGTGGCGGTGGCGCTGGCGCAGTCGGCACTACGTCAAGCGGCAACAATGGCGGCGCTGGTGGAGCTGGTGCGGCAAACTCTGTGAACGGCACTAGCACTACCCGTGGCGGTGGCGGCGGTGGCGGTGGCGTTTCTGCTGCTGGTACTGCTGGCACTGGTGGCGGTGGCACTGGCGGTGTTGGTGGTACTGCCGCGACAGCGGGAACCACGAACACAGGTGGTGGCGGTGGCGGTGCTGGTAGCGGTTCTGCTGCTGCTGGCGGTTCGGGTCTTGTAATCGTTCGTTACGCAATCTAGGAGAAATAGACAATGGCACACTTCGCAAAGGTTGAGAACGGCTTTGTAACTCAGGTCATCGTTGTCGGCAATGACGACATTCTTGACGCAGACGGCAACGAGTCTGAGGCCGTCGGCAAGGCGTTTATTAAGTCCATTGGGCTTGACGGCGACTGGTGGCAGACGAGCTACAACGGAAACCCCGTCGGCGGTGTGGACCGTGGCGGGTATGCGGGTATTGGCTATTCGTGGGACGGCGATAAGTTCAGCGTCCCGGCAGTGCCCGAACCAACGCCAGAAGAAAAGCCTGCCAAGTAACTTCGTCACGCCGATAGGGGCTGTTCAATGATCATCGCTGGTTTCTTTGACGTAAACAATAACGGTATAGACGTGACTGACCTTGCCGCTGTATTGGGTTTCTTGGCTTTGTTTTTCGGGTCGGTCGTTGGTTTGTTCCGTTGGACGCGTAAGCAGCTACGGCAAGAGATCAAAGAAATTGTGCAATGCGAGATCAGTCGGGCAACAGCACCGATTCAACCAGAAGCAAACGGTGGCCTGTCGCTGCCGGACGTGGCGAAGTCAACAAAGCGCCTTGAAATCATGCTTGGCAAGATCGCCGCATCAGTCGGCGTTTCCTACGACGATGAGGACTGACATGTTTTCTGCAACGTTTTGGAAATCCACTGTTGAACGATCAGTGAGGACAGCGGCACAGGTGCTGCTTGGTTTCCTTGTCGTCGGTGAGACAGGCATCCTTGACGTGGATTGGGAACAGGCACTGAGTGTCACGGGTGTCGCGGTAATCGCGTCCATTCTCACTTCCGTTGTGGCAACTGGTGTTGGCGAGAAAGGCACAGCTTCACTGGTGAAGGAAGGCGAGTAAATGGCTGCCACTGTCAGCGGTCATTCGGCAATCAAGTACAGCCGTTCACCGTATTTGAAACGCGGGTTTGTTCCGGGTCGTCCCGTATGGATTCTGACCCGTAAAGCCTACTTGCCGTTATTTCTGCGGTTGTGTGTGCTGCTTGATCAGGTGGAACCGCTGGCACTGCGTAACACGTGGTCATTTAACTACCGTCCCCCGCGCATGGGTGACGGTGTGTCTGATCATGCGGGTTACGCAATTGACTGTTGGTCAGATGGTATCGGAATGCATACGTGGCCCACGAAAATGCCAAAGGCTAAGGCGCTTGCTATCTCCAAAATTCTCGAGAATTTCAAGACTGCTGACGGTCGTCACATCTTCGGATGGGGTGCATGTAATGATGCGCCCGGTGTGGTTTACACAGGGCCGACGTACAGCAAGCACGCATCAAACGATCCTATGCACTTTTATATTGCGCCAGGTATTGACACCACTGACGCGGCACGCGTCATCAAAGCACTTGGTATTAAGAGTGATGGAACCGTGAAGTGACCTGGCATTTCCTTACTGCGCATTTGAAAGGAACGGGAAATCATGGGTTTAGCCGACGCACTACAAGCAACCAAAGCGACCATCAAAGGGCCGACGTGCACCATGTGTGCACTGTTGAAGGAACTTCCGGCAGATGATCGTAAGGCGCTAGACGCTGCACTTATTGACCCGTCATTCACTGGTGCTGCAATCAGTCGCGCATTGAAAGCTGAAGGCCACAACATTTCAGACATGACCGTCAACAGGCATCGCAAAGCAGACTGCCGCCGATGACGCTAAGTGGCAGGCTTAAAGAAATTGCAGCACTGCGGCCTGCACCAGTGAAAGCGCCTAAAGTTCTGACGATAGATATTGAAACTTCACCCAATATCGCGTATGTGTGGGGATTGTGGGATCAGAACGTTTCCACATCCCAACTAATCGAACCGTCACGCGTCCTGTGTTTCGCCGCTAAATGGCTTGACAGTTCCCGCGTGGAATTCTATTCGGAGTACCACGACGGACGCGCCGAAATGATCAAACAGGCATGGCGGCTGTTTGATGAAGCTGACGTGGTGGTGTCCTACAACGGCGTGCGATTCGACAACCCACATCTAATGCGTGAATTTGTGCTTGCCGGAATGACAGCACCGTCACCGTTCCAAAACATTGATTTGCTGCAAGTTAACAAGCGTCAGTTCAAGTTCGTGTCAAATAAACTTGGCTATGTCACCGAGGCTTTGGGACTGGCAACGAAGCTTGACACTGGCGGTCAGCAACTGTGGAATGATGTTTTGAAGAATGATGCGAAGGCGTGGGCGAAGTTCAAGCGTTACAACGTGCAGGATGTTCGCATCACTGAACAGTTGTTTGTGCTGCTGTCGCCGTGGATTAAGGGACCGCATCGGGGTTTGTGGACTGGTGACCTGGCAACCTGTCACGCCTGTGGGTCAAGCAAACTGACGCATGATGGGTTCGTGTATTCGCGCACGGCAGTTCACCCGAAGGTGTTGTGTGAGTGTGGCGCGTGGTCGCGGGTGTTACGTAGTGGGGAAGCGCGTCCCGTTTAGAGTTTGCCTAGGGCGCGACGCACGGTCATGCGATCCACTTTGGCGACCAAGGCAATCTGAACTTCAGACATGCCTGCTGCGTGTGCGTCCTGCATTGCCCGATAGGTAATCCGGGCAGCGTCCCGTTCCCATGCTTTAGCGTCAGCCCACTGGTTGCCCATTGTGGCAAGGTGGATGCGTGCAGGGTTCGTGGGTTCAATCATGTTCATGTCTAGCCTTCTATCTTTTCTAGGCAGTCTGTACATAGGTGATGAGGCCCAATGTCGTCCCCACAATTCACGCATGATTCTTCACAATTTTCTTTGTAACCGTTAGCCATGCTTGGCCTCCCTATTAGGCATCTCAAAATTCCAATCAAACTCATCAGCAGCAACATCGCGCACCTGATCAATAGTCAGGTTCCCATATTTGGTCACGTTGTCGGACACTAGCCATTCGCCATTTTCCTGA